CATTCCTTGTTTCCTTCTTATAATCAACATCAATGGAACGGGATGCGGCTGTAAACAAGTTATTCATCGAAGGTGAATACTTCGCGAAAGGTTGATACTGCATCTGTAATTTAAGGATGTCCTTCTGACGCTCAAAGACATCTTTTGTGGGGTCATCCGTGATAGTATTGATCTGGTCTATAACGTCAGGAATCCGCTCCATCGCTTCGTTCTCACGACGGGCTGCTTTCCTAGCCTGATTTAACTCAAAGTTTTGGCGTTTAAATGCAAGTTCGTCGTTCTGCATCTTGAGGATGTTACTCTGCATCTGCATTGTCTGCTTCTGCATAGGTAAGATAACCTCTTGATGGTGTTTCATCGCACGATCAAACGCACGACTCCCCATCTGCATAGGGAAGAACTGCTGCCGAAGGGGGGCGATGTCTTGACTATAATTTAAATCCATCCGCTTATTTGTTTACTGCTCCGTTCGGCCCTCGTGAGACTCCCCGCTCTCTTTGCTGACGTTCATACTCACGTTGTTGATCTTCCCTCAAGCGTTGCTGCCTTCTGATTTCTGCGGCTTCGGCTGCGTCCTCAGCATAACTCTGGTCTCTAGTAGCGTCTGAAGTGATTGGTGCTTCGTTTATCTTTGCCATCTCAGCAGCCATAGCGGTCTGTTCCGCTGCTCTCCCATAACCTTGGCGGCGGAGTCTTCGGGCGGCGCGGCGTCCTTTCCCACTTGCGGGACCAATAGGCTCAGATTTTTTACGTAAGGGGCTACCACTACCTACCTCATAGCTAGGGTCTTGCATCGCGGCGAGTGCGCCAAGGCCAGTCCTCGCCGCCATCACGTTCTCAGTAGCCTCTCCTGAAGAAGTTGCTCTTGGAGAACTAGTGAAGTTCTGTTCTCTAATCCTATTCTTCTCTAGGAAAGAGGAGAACTTGTCGGCGGATACACCAGCAGCAGTTGCACGGTCGCGTGCTTCTCTAAGAAGGTCTGAAGTTAAAGCACCACGTCTCGAAAGGTTTTTAAGACCTCTAGCAATACCTCTCTGGATTGGGGCGTTCTCGTGGTCTTTGTAGGCTTTATCAATTGCGGCGTCTACATCCATGCCCTGTATACCTACTGAGACTTTCCCATATAGGTCAGTATCCATACTACTGGATTTTAAAGGTTTAGTTTTCCCTTTCTCTATAGTCGGGATACCACTAGCTGGACTTAGAGACTTTAGGTAATCTGATGCCGAACTCATAGCGGTTGCTTGTTTCTCAGGAATTGCAGCGGCAGGTGGCTGTGCAGCATCTTTCTGCTCAAACATACCAATAGCTTGACTTCCAGTGAACCCTTGAGGCAGGGTAGGCGCACCTGCATCTGGTGGCACTGATATCACGTCATCGTAAGACGGTGTGTAAGGCTGCCCATCTGGACCATAGGATAGTGAACCCAATTGCTCATCTCTTTTTTCGTAAGCGTCTGTGATTTGAGATACTCTCCGGTCTCTATTAGCTTTATCTAAACGAGCTGTTTTTTGTTCACTAGTTTCAGGGGCGTTAACAGTCGCGGATACTTCTTTAGCTGTCTCAGACTTTATCGCGTCCAGTTTCTCTTTCTCTTTCCCAAGAACTTCTTGTTTAGTGCGAACAGCTTCGTTTTTCTTTCTAAGCTCCTCGTCGATCTCAGCCTGTGATTTTGGTTTGTCTTTACCAGATATCGGGGATTTTCCCTTTACCACATTAAGAGCGACGGATAACGGGTCAGTTGAGGGAGATGATGAGTTGAATATAGGCATGATTACCAAAGTTTTTTGCAGGCCCAATAGCGTGCGGTTGTTTTGTCTTTTGCAGTTTTGCAGTTGTGTCTGGCTCTGAAGTTCGCCCGACGCTTAGGGTTCTTGTGTTTTGTGAAATCACTGTAGTCTCGGTGGCCATAGCCGACTTTCTTGATCTTATCTCCTTCTTTACCTAATACGACGAACTTCTTTTTAGACCCCTTCGGCGCACGCTTCGGCTTATTGAAACCCGCAAAAGTCTCTCCGTGATATTGGATACGGCCAGACGGGAGCCTTTTGAAACGCTTATTCGCCACAGGCAGAAGATACAGTTTTTATTGAATAGTGTCAATCTTCGGGATCTTACTCAAAACTACTCCAAAAACTTTTCTGTAAGTGTTTACTCTTTATAGTAAGTATATAAAGAGTAAACGATTTTGAAAAAGTTTTGTCAAACCTATCCCACTTTTACTAAACGATATACTTTATTTTAGTTACGAGAGGAGTTGAGTGTCAGGATTTTGTAACGAATCCCGAAGCGTTTTTATTGTGACCTGTTTCCTGAATCCCGAACCCTTTTCGTCTTTCGGTGGATCAACAGCCACGAGTCCTAAACGCTGACGAGCGCAATCGAGAGCAAGAAATGCGGCGTCTGCTAAGTCAGGACTCCTACCGAATCGTGATTTGAACTCTAATTTTGATTCAATCTTCACTTTAAGTGAACCAGTCTTCACCATATCGTAGTTTCTAGCACACATCTCCTTAGCTAACTCAGATGAGATTCCGTAGATCTGACGTGTTCGCATTAGCTCTTTACCAACAAACCAGAGTTCAGAGACCCGATTTGTGTATAGTTCTTCACCTGTAAGTTGACTGTTCATACTGACACGTTTGTCCGATGCTTTACCACCAAAAGTGACACGCATAAATGAACTCTCCCACTCACCAGCCAGCACATCACAGAATGGCGCACCCGCTCCAGTGGAGTCGAGAGCCACATTGTTAGCAGAGATATTCCTACGTTTGCAGTGATCAATAATCTGGTGGACAATCTGGTAGGTGCGGGGAACCGCTTTATTTGTGGCATCGTCATTGAGATGGATGGCTTCTCCTAACTTGCAGACGTATTGGCCGTTACGAGCGTAGCCAACCTCAGCGGTGTACATAATAGTCCTATCGCCTCCATTAGTGAAAGCCGGATCGATTCCGGCAACGACGGTCGGCTTGTCCGCCCAATCTACGTCACTTAACGAACCACTCTTCGCCATCTCAGCTTCTGAGTAAATTCCGGTTGTCTCGTCGGAGTCGAAGAAAATGGCGCGGACCATCCGCATATAGCCTCTGGACTCTGGTCCTAATAATAGCCGATCCTCTTCCAGCTTCTCAGCGGTCGGCAGCCAAGGATATTTGACCTCACCTAACATAATGTTAGGGCTTCGCTCACCATCTAGTCTAATATACTTACCACCCCACTTCGTTTTCCACTCGTCAGCGGTCTGTGTATCGATGGCTTCCCAGCCTTTATTCGGTTCTGACCACACGCCGAAGGCGTCGAATCGGCTATTCGGGTTAGACATGCCGATCATCTGGAAGAACGGGTTTTTAGATAAGTTAGTCAGACCAGCCTGCAATATACTTTCAGAAAGTTCTGAAAGTTCATCACCAATCATAATTACCCGCTTTTGCTTGATTCCGATGAATCGTCCGACTGCCTCGCGTGTTTTGGATTTCTCCGCCGCGATAAGTGAAAGACCAGCCCGTTCGATAAGTGTACCGTTTTCATCGACATAGGCGGCGTTACCGATTGAATCCCGAATTTTTATGGGCGCACCATCGATCACCGATAGCAAAGACATAACTGAACCCCAAATCCTTTTTCGTGCTTCCCGTAAGGTGGTTGAGGTCATCAGGACCAGTGTATCGCGTGGCTGGCAGAGCCATTGGACGATACCCCATGCGGCCATCGTGTGTGATTTACCGGATGAAGCTGATCCACCAATAGCGAGATACTTGTCCTTCAAAGCAGCCCGAACCATTTTTTCGGCCCAAGGATGGCGGACCATCATAGGCTCTGGTAGTTCTTCACGATTCCAGAGTTCGTCACATATTCTCCAAAAATAGAACTCTTTAGCTTTATTATTAGGGTGGTGCGCGAACCCGTATAGTAGAGCGGTCAGCGTGCTAGTAGGTTGGATCATCAGTCCACCCACATCCATTTTTTTACTAGCCGGATCAATTCGCGGCTCTAGAACACGCTTGCGCTTTTCTGCTTCGGTAGGCATAATTAAGTGGATGTCTGAAAAACCTATAAGAGAGTGTGAGGCTGAAGCCCTTCGACTTAACAAAGAAGGTTACAGTAATGCGGCTATAGGTCAACACATTGGGGTCCACCGCAATACAATACGTAAGTGGTTAAAGAAACACGGAATCGCTGCAAAGATAAACGGGGATATTGTAGAAGGTAAGGTTCTCGACAACTTGATACACAACACGAAAGTCAAAGACGAACATATTGACGCCGATAAAGACCAGCTCAAAGAGGACGTTGAAGAACATTTTAATGATACTGTAAGTTCAGCTATTGTCGAAGAACGGTTCCGCGCTTCTAAAGAGGAAGACGTGACCCTCAACGAGATAGCGGAAGCACAGAACTCTCCGGCAGATAAATATCAACACTACATCGCCGCTGCCGGAATCAAACTGCTACGTGATTCGATGAAGACGTTACGTGGACCTAAGACGATTCGTGAGATGTCAGAGCTTGATCAACTCATTAGGCGTAACTTAGGTCTTAACGCAAAAACTGGTGGGGGGACTAGCAAGATGCAAATTGATATTTCTATCCTCAATAACTCCAAAGCAGATAAAGGTGGGGGCGCAATCAAGCAGAAAAAAACGATTGACGCGGAGACTGGAAAAGAGATTTAATACCGTTGCAATGTTTAATGACCGTGAGCCAGAAGTAGGGCCGAAGTTTATTACCAGAATTGATCACGGAGCAGACTTTCGTTTTCCGGTAGATACCGCTGACGGTCTTTGGTATCGTGTGAAGCCTTCGACGGCCCGCGAAGTATTTTATTTACAGTCCCTTCCGAAAGGCATAAGAGTCTTAGTTCCAGCAGAGGGCGACGGCCTTCTAATCAGAGGAGATTCAATACCAGCAAAATGAAACCCGAAACCTTATTCCGTTTACACGAATCGACGTGCAAGAAAACGCTCGAAATTATGCGGGCAAAGAACAGCGACTACTGCGGTGGTGAGAACACTGTCGATGCACTTGCGAATTTTAAGACCGCTAAGTCTTTAGGTCTTCATCCGGTTACAGGATTGCTGTTAAGGATGCAGGATAAGCTAATGAGGATTAAGTCGTTCGTGAATGACGGTGAGTTAAAAGTAGCAGGTGAGTCAGTTGACGATGCTTGCGAGGATCTGGTAAACTACTCTATTCTTGCTAAGGCATTACTCAGCGAGGAGCGTGAGTGTGGCACCTGTAGTAATCCAGTGTCTGGCGGAGAGTGCGACAATCTTTATTGTCCTGAGAAATCTAAATGATCGTCGGAGTAGATAATGGCTTAGATGGCGGACTTTGCGCTATATCTAAATTCGACGGCAGCCTCATTGATAAGATTAGGATGCCGACTCTTCAGATGTCGAAGAAGAAAGAAATCGACATACGTAAAGTTCACCAATGGATAATGGATTTAAACACGCCGTTTATTTTTGCGGTAGAAGAGCCGTTAGCTCACGCTAAGAGCAGCCAAGCGGTTCGATCAATGGCGATCTCGTTCGGCAAATTAGTGGGGATGGCTGAGTCCCATGATTACGAAAACATAATGCGCGTGTCCGTTCACAAGTGGCAGAAGGTCATGTTGGGCAGAGTTCCTAAAGGTAGGACTAAAGAAGTTGCCTTGAGATTAGCAAATCAGTTAGAGCCATCAGAGAACTGGCTAGCTAATAAAAGGTGCCGAACTCCTCATGATGGTATGATCGACGCTTACCTAATCGCTCGATATATTTGGGGTAGTAGAAAAAGTTGAACTTTTTCTGGACATAGTTAGTCGCTTCAATTATATGTCTGTGCATAGACAATAATAAATGAAGACACTATATCCAAAACAAAAAGAAGCCCACGATTTTTTTATAGAGCAACAGAAAAAAAGAGTAAACACTTTAGACACGAGCCATGTCGGGACAGGTAAGACTGTAGTAGCGGCTCACCTCGCTAAAAATCTAGGTTTACCAGTTGCAGTCATTTGCCCAAAAGCTGTCATCCCTTCATGGGAGCGGGAGCTACGTGATAATACTATTGCTCCGTTGTTTGTTTTGAATTACGAAAAAATTCGTAACGGGAAAACAGAATGGATGTCGAAGCGGGGGAAGAAGATAATGACGTGGCATCTTCCTAAAGGAACTCTTGTGTTGGTGGATGAGGTTCACAAATGTAAAGGCCCATACACTCAAAACGGTCAACTCGTTATAACCCTGATGATGCAGGGGTATCGGCTACATATGATGTCTGCTACCGCCGCTGAAGATCCTACTGAGATGAGACCTTTAGGGTTTGCGCTCGGTCTTCATAACCTTAACAAAGGACACAAAAAATTAAAAAACTGGTTTAGTTGGATGATGGAGAACGGGTGTCTTCAGAATCAATGGAACGCTTGGGAGCTACGTTATAAAGGTAAACTAGCTGCACTCAATAAACAGATGTATTCTAGGAACGTCAAAAAACTTACCGTTGATGATTTCCCTGATTCCTTTAAAGCGAACCGTGTATTCGTGGAACCTGTAGCTTTTACCTCTGCGGCTAAGATCGCGAAGGCGTATGAGAAGCTTGACATTACACCGGAGATC